CCTATACCCGGTAAAAACCCAAAGGTTTTCACATCATCAAAGAGTTTTCCTCCTTGACGGACAGCATAGTTACCGTACTGGACGACATTGCCTGCAATAGAAGGGAACATTCCGGTGAGCTTTCGCGCTTCTTGCGCATAAAGACGATCCGCTGCTTCACGATGGGCGCGATCTGGGTAGAACGCGTACGCACTGTCATGAAGTCGAGACAGTTCGTCTAGCGCATTGATAGCGTCAGACTCTCCGAAAAGAACTGATGTTTGCAGTTTTCCATCAGACCAATAAGGGCCTGTATAATTTCCTAGATCGATGTTCATTCTTATATTTTATTTTACGCCAACCACCTTCCAGGCCGCCGCAGGAACGACGGGAGCACTTTACTGACATACTCAGGTCTGCACTAAGGACTAGCACCCAATAGTACTCTCATGGCCATATTGGATGGCCAACAAAGTCTGTCGAGACTTGAGAGGTCCTAAAGGGAACTGTTCTGGATACAATTTGCGTAGTTGGTGATACAGGTTCTCGAAAAATTCGAAGCGCTGAGGATGGTGACGGTAGTTCCCCATATGGGAAACCAACGCACCACCAACATGCTCTAGCTTGTTTACTTTCAGGTGTTCAATGTGCTTCGTAAACCGTTGCATAAAGAATTGCCACTGTCCAAGGTCATCCCTTCGGATGTCTTGGCTGAAGTACTCAGCATGCTCCAAAGAATCTACTTCTTCGAGCTCTATATCTACACCGAGGGATTTGCTCATGGCTTTGTATTTTTCAACATCAACGCCAGCCAAATCCTGAAGGACATCATCTCCTCCTGCGACGATCGAGCGATTAACGATCTCGTCATCGGTGTATCCCAACTTCATCAAAGTCATGACATCACAAATAATTTGAGCAGTGGTGTTTCCACCAATGGTCATGAACCATCCGCTTTTCATGATACCGTTTACTTTCAATTTATAAACAGTACCATTCGAGGTTCTATACTGTGACTGATTGAAGACCTCGTTCACTGCGTTTTCGATATCCTGAAGATAGTTGAGGAACTGTGCCTCGCTCCACGTCGGATGACGGAGCGCTAACTTCTGGAATACCTTAACGAGCACCTTCACAATCCATTCATGGAACATAAAGTCCCAATTGGTCTTGTCGCTCTGCCAAATTCTCCCTGGCAAAGTCTTCTTAAGGTGTTTAATGTGACCGGGTAGTGAAGGACAAAAGGCGTACTTCACTGGAGAATCTCTCCAATTTTCAACGAATGATGCCGACAAATTCTTAAAGATACTGATGTGTTTGACAGTCTTATGAAGGGGCATACCAGTGATTCCACGCGGCATTCTAGCCTGAAGCTTCTTCTTTTTAGTAGGTTCACCTTTATTGAACCACTTAAAGAAGAATTCTTCATTCCATTCGTTAAGGACATGCTGCCCAAAACCGAGCTCACCAAATTTGGCGAGCACGATCTTGTTAATAGGCATGCCCTGTTCAGCGTATGGAAAGCCAGAAGCTTTGCTTACATCAATGGATGACGATTGTATAACTTTCATGACTCCTGAGAGTTCATTGTAATCAGGGTCGGGCATAAAGGCATTTTCCTCCAGCTTCAACGCGACAATACTAGCGCAACGCTCAATCTCCGTATCGGAGCAAAGCTCAACGACAGAGTTAAGACGTTCTTGATACAAATCGAGGTGTCTCACTAATGAGACCTCCTCAGTCTCGGTGGTCATGTCAGGATATGCAAACGTGCCTTCCTCATAACCGAGTTCCACAAGTTTTTCCTTGTGTTCCTCTAACGCCTGACAAATCTCAGGCTGCAACTTAGGTGCTGAGGGTCCGTGAATTGGTTTATAACCTCCAACTGCCACATAGATTTTCTCTACACTCAACTGGCTGGATTCAACCTGCTCAACCTCAAGGGGAGCATTCTCGAATATCCTCGGGCGATAATTATTTCTTCGCCACTGAATGCGCTTATTGCGATTCTTCGCAGAGCGCCTCGAACGGCTAGAACTTACCGACTCAATGTCAGCATTCTCATATCCACGACCATAATGGTCATCATCGTGATCAATGTATCGCGTAGGTGGTAATTTATTATGATCCCAATAGAGATCCTCGATGTAATCAAGATCCTTTTCAGGGTCATTGTATACACCGAAACACTTCGCTAATTCATTGATAGACCAGCCATAAGTAGCTTCACCATTCTGCAAAAGCACCGAGAACTTTCCATCCCGAAAGGATGTAATGTCCGCGATGCCTCCGCGCCATTTATTTTGCGCGTAATGCTCCTTGTAGGAAGCATTAGCATAGGTATACTTCTTAGACTTAGTCCGAGCTTCAAGGCCAGCACCTTCGTCAATAAGATACTGGATAAGCTCAACTCTGATGGCTGAGTTATGCTGTCCATCCGCACATACGTGCATGGCAACAACACCATTGCCACAAAGAAGAGGCGAGCCCGAAAAACCCTTTTGTGTACTAGCCGTGTGGTGTAGATTTTCAACACCACTTCCTTCGAGCGTCTTCCCTGACGCAGAAACCAACAATCCAGCTGGCGTAAATCCGACTGAATGTACTTGCTGATTGTAGGCCGACTTGACCGATATAGGGCTTTTCGTGACAGAGACTCTTGTCCACACACTGGGTTCAAGTTCCGCTGCGAAACAATCAACATCATGAAAAGCTATGACGTTCTTGGTCGCATCGAAGAAATCATCAGGGCACAAATACATGTTACTCCGATTAATTTCAAAATTCCCCCGCTTCGTTGGCCGTACCGAAGCTAAATATTTGATAGCAGTTGAATGCGACAATGTGTTACTCACATGTCGAGCTGTGACAATATAATCATCAAGTCTCCAAAATGTTGCAAACATTTGGAGCTCGGAGCTCTCTGTTGAAACTAGGATTGCTCCAACAGGCATCTTTTTGCAAGGAAAATACTCAGATCCAGGCATGGACATCTCTTCTTCGTAGCAACCAGTTTTCTGTGCTTGCGAACCAAGCTCGTACGTCTTGCCAGCAATGCTGACTCTATAGACAATACCATGCTCAGTCGCAATTTGTCCCAAAAACTGGTTCTCTTTAACAGCTACTCCCTCACGCAACGGTAATTCTTCACGTTTAAACAAATGAAAAATAACCGCTACAGCGCTTATGAGTACTGTTATATCCAAAATTGCTTGACATTCCTCCGAAAGAGAACGGTACCAGTCGAGATTGATCGATCTCACCAGCAAGACGACGCCTCGGCAGACGCCGTCCAGGATTGCAAACAACAAACCAAGAACAAGCTTCAAAAGCTTAAGATACTTATTCTCGGCTTCGCGGTCGGTCAAAGATGCAGTCGCAAAAGTCAAAGTACCATCGAGAATCTTCTTCATTAGCTCAGCCTTCATCGTTAAAATGAAAGCCCGACGGGCCTTGATCCACTTACTAGTGCATCCCTTTCCTAACCGCTTCTCCGCAAACCGGACCGCTATTGGTCTGGTTTTATAGAGGTAACTATAAGGGCTGATTATGTTTAAGCTACGCGAAATGAACTCAGTGTTATTCAATCTGTCAAACTGAGCCTCGGGAT